CAATTTTCAAATGGTACACTTACCGATGGCGATGAAGCTGTATTTGAACTTTCTTCTGTTGAATATACATCATATTTAGTATTTAATGCCGTATCAATTGGAGAAATCTTTACAGGACCTACTACTTCTGTTGCTATTTCCGATCCTAATTACTATTTACCTGCTGTAAGAATTAATGCTTACCAAGAAGATTCATTTACTAATCCAACAGATCCTACCGAATTTACGTTAGACGGTTCAGGTCTTTTCCTTAAAAAAGACGGAACTGCAGTTGGAGTAAATTGTTTAAACGTACAAACTCTTAAAGGTGCTCTTAATCTTGGCATTGAAATTATTGCAGATTATTTAACCGAGCCTTCACTTAAGCCTAACCAGGTATTAATTAATTCAAATGTTTCTGAAGCAGCTGATATTATTGTAGGTAATTACTTACTTAATTTTGAAGGTTCAATTGCAGTACCTCATTCAAGATTAACAAGAATTAATACTGTTGTAGGTGGTTTAACAAATGCTCAATATTCTACAATTCCTGTTGGACAAACTGCACTTTTGGTTACATGTCAAAGTGATATTGTAACTTCAGTGTTACCAGGATCTCCTACACAAAAACTTGTTGAATTATATTATCCTATTGATAGATGGGTTGACTATCTTAACATCTTTACTCTTGATGGATTTACACTTTTGGCTAACAAACATGTTCCTAACGGAAGTAATGATAGACAAAATCAAATATTAAATGGAACACTTAGCGGAACAAATCTATTTAAAGCATTAACAAACAGAGAAGTAATTAATTTCCGTTATGTTGTAGATACATTTGGTAATGGTATTGAATCTGGTTCTAAATCAATCTTTACTCAACTTTGTTCAACAAGAAAGAATGCATTTGCAATTATAAATGCCCCTTCTGCCAAAGATTTTAAAGATAGTACAGATCCTAAGTTTTTAGATGCAACAGGAGCTTTAAGTTCTAGATTTATTTCAACAGGAGGTAATCTTGCACTTAATCCTACTGTTAGATATTCTTTACCGTCTGCTACGCAAGGTGGAAGTTGGGGATCATTCTATTATCCTTTTATAACTGTTAGAGATTTAGGAAAGAACATTAATGTTCCACCTGCTGCATATGTTTCTAATAACTATATTGCAAAATATGAAAATGCTCTTCCTTGGTCAATTGTTGCAGGTGTTCGTAGAGGTGTTATCGGTGGAAGTGGAGTTGTAGGTTTAGAGATCAATCTTGATCAAGAAGATAGAGAATACTTAGAACCATTTGGTTTAAATCCAATTGTTTTCCAGAGTGGAACAGGTCCTACTATTTTTGCAAATAAAACTGCTCAACAAACGCCTAGATCTGCATTGAGTTCAATTAATGTTAGAGAAGTTGTTATTTACATTCAAGATGGTATTGATGCAATTCTTAAAAACTACTTATTTGAATTTAATACTGCACAGACAAGATTAGAAATTAAAACACTTGCTGATAACTTCTTATCTACTGTACAAAATGATGATGGCGTTTATGATTTCAGAAATGTTATGGATGAGTCTAATAATACACCTGAAGTAATTGATCAAAATATTGGTATACTTGATACCTATATTGAGCCAGTAAGAGGAATGGAAATTCTTGTACAAAGAACTACAATTTTAAGAACTGGTGCAATTAGTACAGGAAACTTCCAATAAGTTGAATAAATAAAAAAATAATTAAGAGATATGCCTTTACCACATTATACTCAATCTACTGCAAGTACTCAAAGATATGAGCCTATTTATCCCAGTCTTTTTGAGGTAACAGTTTTTACTCCATTTGCTAGTAACACAGGACTTATTCTTGAACACGTTAAAAGTATCGGTGGACTTGCTGGGATTAATCCTTCAGTCGATGCAGTTGGCCAAAAGTATAAATTTGCAGATAGATCGTTTGCAGGTATGCCTGGTCAAACATTTGTTGATCTTACTTTAGCATTAACACTGAACTTAAATGATGCAAATGAAAACTACATTTATAATACTTTCCGTAATTGGTATAAGTTAACTTATAATCCTTTAACTGGTGAAATGGGACTTAAACGTGATTATGTTGGTAGTATGATAGTTGTTCAATATAACAGAGCTGGAGATATCTTTAGAAAAATTACATTTAAAGATGTATTCCCAACTGGTACATTAGAAACAATGGGTGATCTTGCATATGAAACTAATGATCCTGCTGAATTATCAATGACACTTCGTTGCGATCACTGGGTTGAAGAAAATGTAGGAGAATAGTAAAATTTAGTACAAAAATTAGGGATTTAGGTCCCTAATTTTTTGTCTTATCCTTAATATATAATATAGAATATAGATTATGATAATATTTAAAGTAAC